GAACATTGTCAGCTTGTTTTGTACTTCCACTAGAAGACTCTATGGAAGACATAATGAAAACAGCTCATGATATAGCTATGGTTCAAAAATTTGGTGGGGGTACAGGCTTTGCCTTATCACACCTAAGACCAAAAGGAGATAAAATAAAAACTACTCATGGAATTGCTTGTGGCCCTATAGCTGTTTTAAAAACACTATCTCAAGTATCTTCAATGATAACTCAAGGGGGTAAAAGAGATGGGGCAAATATGGCAGTAATGGCTGTATCTCACCCTGATATTGAAGAGTTTATTTCTTGTAAAGCTGTAGAAGGCGATATACATAATTTTAATATTTCAGTAGGTGTAGATACCAAGTTTATGGAAGCTGTAAAGAATAATACTAGTTATCCTCTTGTTAATCCAAACACTAAACAAATTACTAAATGGATAGATGCAAGAGAATTGTTTAGTACTATAGTAGATGGGGCTTGGAGAAATGGAGAACCCGGCATGATTTTCTTGGACAAAGTAAACGAAGATAATGTTGTTATAGATACTCTCGGAGAAATGGTTGCAACTAATCCTTGTGGGGAACAACCACTTTTAGGAAATGAAAGTTGTAATTTAGGCTCAATAAACCTAGCTAAATTTTATAGGAATGTTAAAGGAAGTTGGGAAGATAAAATAGATTGGGATAATTTGAAAAAAGTTACTACTCTATCTACACACTTTTTAGATAATGTAATCGATGCAAATAAATATGCTACCAAAGATATAGAAGATATGACAAAATCTACTCGAAAGATAGGATTAGGTGTTATGGGTTTTGCTGATTTATTAATTCAATTGCGAATTCCATATAATACAGAACTAGCTAGAGAAGTGGGAGAATCTCTAATGAAATTTATTAGAGAACATTCTGATCTTTACTCAAAACATTTAGCTAATCTTAGAGGAGTATATCCTGCAGGAAAAGGGAATGATGAATATAGGAATGCTTGTAGAATGACAGTAGCCCCAACAGGAACTATTTCTATGATTGCAGGTTGTTCTAGTGGAATAGAACCTTCTTTCGCATTAGTTTGGAAGAAAGCTAACATATTAGAAGGTAAAACTTTATATTATTCTAATAAGTATTTTGAAGCAGATGCGAAAAAACATGGATTTTATTCTGAAGATTTAATGGAATATTTATCTAATGGAGGTTCTTTACAAGATAGAGATGAAGTTCCACAATGGATAAAGAATGTATATATTACTTCTCCTGAAATTTCACCTGAAGCTCATGTATTAATGCAATCAGCTTTTCAAAAATCTGTTGATTCAGGTATATCTAAAACAATTAATTTTCCAAATGAAGCTACTAGAGAAGATGTTCAAGAAGCTTATTTATTAGCATGGGAAACAGGATGTAAAGGTATAACTGTTTATAGAGCAGGAAGTAGAGAAAAAGAAGTGTTAGTAAAAGGAACCGATAAAAAAGAAGAAGAAGTTTCTATGTGTTGCGATTCACCTAATATAGTAGAAGAGTCAGGATGTGAAACTTGTAAATCATGTGGTTGGAGTCTTTGTCATGTTGCATAAAGAAATATTTTTAGATATAATAAGTAAAGCAAAGAAAACAGCTAAAAAGAAAAATCCTGCTTTATGGTCTAGAATAAAATCTGCTGTAAAAGCAGGAAGTAAAGGTGGAAGAGCAGGACAATGGTCTGCTCGTAAAGCCCAATTAGCAGTACAAAGATATAAAAAATCAGGTGGGAAATATAAAGGAAAGAAAACAGGTAAGACAGGATTAAGTAGATGGACTAAACAGAAATGGGGAACTAAATCAGGTAAACCTAGTAGAAAGACAGGAGAAAGGTATTTACCTAAAAAAGCTAGACAAGCTTTATCTCCACAAGAATATGGAGCTAGTACAAGAGCTAAAAGGAAGGCTACTAAACAAGGGAAGCAATTCTCAGCCCAACCCAAGAGAATAGCTCGAAAAACAGCAAAGTATCGAAAAAAGTAAAAAATTTAGTATAATAAGAATAGGAGTATAGAATGGCAGTAGGCAATATGCTTAGAGATAGAGAAATTCAGTATGTGGCTATGAAAGATGAAACCACACAAACGTGGAGAATTCTAGATACATGGCACGAAGAACTGAAAAATTTAGACCCAGAGGATGAAATACCTGATGATAGTAAAGCAGTTAATGTACTAACAGAAGGACAATTTCTCTCTATAGTAAAAGAAGCAGCTAGATTAGGAGTTTTACAGAATGTGAACCTTTCTAATGTCGAAGAAGTTGAAGAATTAGAAGATAAGATTTTAGGTTTAGAAGAAGAAATAGCAGATTTAAAGACTGATGCTACTAAACATGAAACAGAAAATAACATTTTAAAGCAAGAACCTACATCTGAAAGTTTTATGATAAAGAAATTAGCTATGAATAACATTATGAAACTTGCAGCTATAGACGATGTAAATAAACTTGCAGTAGATTAAAAGGTGAAAATATGGCAAAATTAGGTGATTACCTTCCTGAAGTACCTCAATTAGTTAATCAAATGACTGAATTTAACGAGAATTTGAATTTATTGCAGTTAATGAAAGCAAGTTCAGAGACTTCATCAGCCCCAACATTAGGTCTTGATCATGTGGTAAATACATGGGTCAGACATCAAATGGCTTATAGACAACAATTAGTAATGGATTTACAGACTATTACCTATTCGGTTGCTGAAATAAGGTCTCCACTAGGACACATAACTAGTGAAGTATTTAGAAGAGGAGTAAAAATTCTTCCTAAAGTTGAAAATCCTAGTATGGATGAGAAAAAAAGATTAGAAGAATTAATTTTAGACTGTAATATTTTCGACCAAACCCTAGAAGAAGTATTCAGACAGTTTCATTATGATGTAAATTCTATAGATGATGGTTTTATTTACTTAGTTAAAGAATATACTTCTGATGAAGGTAATAAAATCACTTCTAGAGTTAAAGAAATAAGAAGATTAAATCCAGCTTTAGTAGAATTTGATTTAGATACTGCTGGATTACCTAAAAATGCTCATTTCTTATGTCCTATACACAGAGAAGATGTAGGAGAAAAACCCGGTATTTGTAAAGCTTCAGGCTGTACTCATAGATTATGGCCAGCTATGTATAAATATTATCATAGAAATCAGCATGTATATTTATTTGATGGAGAAGTTATTCATGTTTCTAAATTCTCTCCATCAGAAACATATGGTTGGTCTCCTATATTAACTATATTTGAGAAAGCTTTAACCCTTATAGGTATGGATAAAAATATTTATAGATATTTCTTTGAAAGAAAAATGCCTGCTTCTATGGTAATGGTAACTACAGATGATCCAGAAAGTTTAAGAAGGGAAAGAGCTCATATAGCAGCTCAAACTAGAATAGACCCTAACTATATACCTATGGTAGCTGTATCGTCTAGAAATAATAGAGGTAGAGTCGATATGGTTAGGTTATTCCATACTTTACAAGAAATGGATTACTTACCTGTTAGACAGGAAATAAGAGAAAGAGTAGCTGCAATGTGGGGTGTTACTCCTGCATGGCAAGGTACTCCTGATGCTTTCGGAGGTTTATCAACCCAAACCCAACAATTAGTTGTTATGGGTCGTGTGGTTGAAGCAGATCAAAGATTGTTCCATGAAAAAGTTATCCCTTTACTTATGGATGCTTTATCTATAACTGATTGGGTTATTCAATTAGAACAACCTGAAGAAAAAGCTGAAGCAACTAGAATAAGTTTTGCTCAACAGAGAGCCCAAATAGCTAATCAATTTTTGCAAATGGGATTTGATGTTAAATTATCTGTAAACATATTGAAATTGTCTATGTTAAACTCTTTTGTTTCATCATAACTTGGGTCTTCGAATAGTGCTCTGATTATTTCACATTGCATTATATTTTTTGGTGCATGTGGGTCATATCCAAAGTATTCAAACTTTAATTTATTTTCTAATCCAACTCTTTTTAATTGAACATAACACTCGTCATGTGGGTCTAAAAAAGGTTGATTAGTTTCTTGATGATACTTGTATACCGAACAAAACGCGTCCATGTTTTCAGAATTACCAAACATAAATACGTCTTGTAATCTAATACCATGTTTACCTCTTTTGTTATAACAAGTACAATCTTCTCTACCCTCATATCCATGTGAGTATTCCGCTGGAGCTCTTAAACCATTTGTATGTCTGAAATACATA